TGACAAACGCAGCTTTCCTGGTTTATAAGGAGGAAAATGATGGAGAATAAACCTAGAACATATAACTTTGGTGATTACTGTTTGTTAACAAGCTTGTGGATATATTCAAAGTTAAACACAAAAGTTTTAAATGAAGACACAGGAGAGGCAACAGAAGGTTTGGAATCTATTGTTGCATTTTACGCTATGGAAAAGGAGTGTAAATTAGAACCATTATCACTATTCCCAATAAAATCAGATGAATATACATGGTCAAGATCAGATGGACTAACAAGGTGGTTATATGATAACGTGCTAAAGCACTTTAACATAAACCCAGGAAAAGGATTGAATTTCGATCAACTGAGGGGGTACTACCTGATTTTATACAGGACTAAAAATAGAGGAAAAGCTTGTAAGCACTTGTTATCATGGATAGCTAGACTAGGTTTTGCTCCTTCTCTTATGGAGCATGTATTCTTTAAGCCTCAAGCTTTAGTTATGATGTTAGCAACTATATGGAAACCATTACATTATTTAGTATGGCCATTCCTATATTTCTCTGTAAAGAAGAACTTTGAGGAGACTATTGAGCAAGGAACAACTAATAAAATTACATTAATTCCTACACTTATGGAGCTTGGCTACTTGGAAGTAGCAGACAATTTTATTTTTGTAAAGATCGGTAGATACCACAGAGCCTTTCATAGATCATGGGTTGAGAGAGTATATGACGTTTATTTTTGTCAGGAAGATAATAAGTTTATTGGAGAAGCAATGAAGGAGGCTTTACTATGATTTGTCCTAAATGTTACAAAGAGTTAGAAATTGAGCAGATATTTTTAGCTGCGCCACAATCTACAACTGTATACAGAGTAAGTCCTACAGAAGAGAATCTAATAACAGACGAAGATTTGGAAGGAGCTGCTGAGAAAGAATGTAATTATGTAACTGATTGTTATTGTGGTAATTGTAAGGAGTCAAGTTACTTTGTTCACTGGAACAAAGAACTAAGAGATCAATGTAGAGAATTAAGAAAAAAAGATGTTGACAAAGACGAGTAGATGTGCTATAAATATAGAACAGCTTAACAATGGAGGATTGATGAAAAAAATTTTTGTAGTTTTGGTGATGTTATTAGTAATAAGCAGTTCTGCTCTCGCAAAGAAGTTAGAACTTAAAGAAAATACCTTCTTTGCTATCAGCTCAGTATTCGATGAATCGCTAAAAGAAAGGTTTATTAAAAAGCTTAGTACATATAAACATAAAGAACTTGTTATGTATTTTGATTCTCCAGGTGGAAGTGTATCTGTAATGACAGACATCATTGCTCAAATGAAAGCAAGTAAAGTAAGATTTAAGTGTGTAGCTAGATTTGCTGCTTCTGCTGCTTTCGCAACTTTCCAAGCTTGTGATGAGAGAATTATTCTTGAAAATGGCGTACTTATGCAACACCCTGCAAGAGGTGGATTCTCAGGTGATCTACAGAACGTAAAGACATTATTAGATACAGTTATAGATATTGTTGATAGATCATATAGAGATCAGGCTGCTAAAATGAAGATGGATTACAAAAAGTTTAGGAATTTAGTTGACAATACGATCTGGATGAGTTATACTAAGGCTATAGAATATAAAGCTGCTGACAGTGGTTTAACTGCAGTAACTTGCAGTAAGGAGTTGATAGAAAAGGAAAAAACTGTTTCATATGAAGTGTGTACGTTGTTTGGTTGTTTTAAGAAAGAAGCTGTATTTTCAGAATGTCCTCTGATAACAGAGCCAGTAAAGGCTGTTAAAAGCAATAAACAGAAAACATATGCTAAACATAGAAGCAATACTGTAAGTGATTTCTATTGGATTTATCTAGGAGGTAAGAAATGAGGTTAAAGGATATACTACCAGAAGATATTTATGAAGGACAGAAAGAGCTATTCAAAAGAATAATTGATGGAGGCAAGAAGGTTCTAAAGAAAGAGGCAGAGAACATTTACATTATTCAGAAAGATGTTCTAAAGAAAGCTCAAGAAGAGTTAATAGAAGATGCTACAGAAGCAGTAGCAGATACTCTAGAAGTTAAGGCTTTGATTATACATGACAAGATTAAAAGTAAAATACCATTTATAGGAAAGTATATAGCAGACATAGTTTATAAATATCTTGTTGATTTAATTAAAGATTTAAGAGGTGAGTAATGGCTAAGTTTACTTTGTTAATAGAAGATAATAAGGATGGTAGCGTTAAGATTGATCTTAAAATAGACCCTGAACCAAAATTAGCGTATAAGTGGACTACTGCTCAAACTTTAGGTGCTACTGTAAGTAATTATATTAGAGAGATACTAGATGCTCATGAGGAGGAACAAAAAAGTGATTGATAGCAGTTATAAGAGTATTTTACAAGATTTAGATGGTGGTGAGTATATGACTATAGATACAACTACAAGGGCTGTTGATGCTGTGTATGATGTTTTAAAGGAGAGGTTGGTCAGACACAACATAGACGACATAGAAGATGAAGAAGTAGTTGAATTAGCAGAGGATATAGTTTACGAACTTTGTATGAGATAATTTTTTGGAGGTTTTATGAAAGTATTGGCAAGCGGAGACAAGCACTTTCCTTTTACAGATAAGAGAACATTAAATAAGCTTTATAAGTTAGTTAAAAAAGAGAAGCCTGATGTAATTATAGATATGGGCGATGTAGCAGATCAATATGTATTTGCTAGATTTGATAGAGACTTGAATTTCATCAATCCTAAAAAAGAAATAGACAAGATGAGAAAAAGCATGGATGATTATTGGGCAACAATAAGAAATGCTGCTCCAAAAGCTAAGTTAATTCAATTACTTGGTAATCATGACGTTCGCATGTTAAAGAAATGTTTAAGTGCTTTTCCAGAAGCTTACGACTTCCTAAAGACAGTACACGAAGGATTATATAACTTTCCTGGAGTTGAAGTTAAGACTTCTGATAAAGAGTATGAAGAGATTGATGGCGTTATATATACACATGGATGGATGGCTAAACATACTGCTCATTTTGGAAAATCTGTAGTTAGAGCACATGACCATAAAGTATGGATGAGTGCTGAGATGGATTTAAAGAAAACCAGAAATGAGTTTATATTTGAGATTTCATGTGGTTGTTTCGGTGACGAGAAAGCTGTACCACTAGGATATCCTTCTTCTAAGTTTACAGGATGGCAAGCAGGCGCTGTTATAGTCGAAGATGGCTACCCAAGAAAACCAATAATTTTATAGAGGTGAATATGATAGGTAATAAGATAACGATAAAAGGTCAGGATTATGATGTAATGGTAGAAGAACTTGTTGAGTCGTCATTTGGAACTGCACAAGGTGTTTGTAATACAGTAAAGAAATACATAAAGATAGACAGTAATTTAGAGCTAGACCAGCTAATAATAACATATCTACATGAAATAGGACATGCTTTATTTGATGAATGTAGTTGGAATTGCACAGTATCTAGAGAGATTGAAGAAGTTATTGTAGATACATATGCTAAAGAATTTTGTAAACATTTCATAGATATAGAAGCTCTAAAGAAGCAATTAGAAGAAAAGCCAAAAAAGAAAAAGAAGGGTAAAAAGGGTAAGAAATAAATGAGTGATTGCACAGACTTAATTTCAATAGAAGAAATAATAGAGACATGGAAGCTTGTCATAAAACCCTCCTCTAAGCTAGAGTGGAAGATTTCTGAGCTTACAGAAGAACAGTTAAACAAGTCCTTAGAAGAACTTGAGGACATTGTAAAGCCTAATGAAACTCTCCGCAAACTTAGGTCTAACTTTCATTATGAGGCTCAGAAAGCTCTAGCGCAAGGGAAGATGTTACAAGTATCTGATATTGTAAAAGGTATCTGTGGAACTAATCATTTTCTAAAAATAATAGACGATTCCAATAGGTTAGCATACCTCCTAATTCCATATGCTGACCAAAAGTCCGTAGTATATCATCAGGGCAACCTTGCAATGGAAAGGTTGTCCGATATACTTTCAGCTAAGATTATAGACAAGGAAGGTCAATTAGACAATAGAAACGCTACTTTAGTGCTACAAGCTATTCGCATGTTATATGATCGTGTCTTCCCTGTCACGCAGCGTATTCATCAAATAACAGAGGATGGAACTAAAAAGAGCAATAGTGATGTAGACTTAGAGGATAGGATTAAACAATTAGAAAAGGAATTAGGTAAAAAATGAATCCTAAAGACAGATTAGAATATCTACAGAGATTAGAAAAAGAGCATCAATTAAAAGAGCTAAAGAAACAACTACCACATAAATATACAGCAGTTTATGATTGGCAGAGAGAGTTCATAGAATCAAGAAACAAGATGAGCTTATGCACTGCTGGAAACCAATGTGGAAAATCTACATGGATGATCATAAAGGCCATTACTCACGCTACAGAGCCTGAGTTGTGGCCTTCTTTATGGCCTGAGATGCACGCTCAAGGAATGAAACCTACACAGTTCTGGTACTTATATGAGGATAAGGCCATGATAATGCGAGAGTTTACAACTAAGTGGATTCCTGAATGGCTTCCAAGAGGTAAGGCTAGATACGAAGGTAAATATAGATGGGAATATGCAAAGAAGGACAAAACCATTGAATACATTTACTTTCCTGAAACAGACGTATATATATACTTCTTCTCTTATGGACAGGGTGTTGATGCACTACAGGCTTCTACAGTATGGGAAATGTTTATTGATGAAGAATTACCATTTGAGAGCTACGATGAATTGTCAGCTCGTCTAACAATACCTAGAGGATTTTTTAATGCTGGATTTACTGCCGTTAAAGGTCAAGATGAGTGGAGAAAAGCAATGGAGCCAATGGAATCGGAAGAGGAATTGTTTCCAGATGCTCTCAAACGCCAAATATCGGCCTACATGTGCCGAGTTAAGGAAGATGGTAGCCCTGGCCTATGGGACGATGAACTAATTAAACTACGAACCGCACAGTGCTCTACACACGCAATGGTACTTCAGAAGATATACGGAAAGTTTATTAGGTCAGATGGTTTGATGGTATCACAATTCGACACTAAGAAGCATTTTGTTAAAGGACAACCTCTTATCGGTGATTGGACATATTGGGCAGCAGTAGACCCTGGCTCTGGTGGAGATAAAGCTCATCCTGCTGGTGTTGTAGTAGTTGCTGTAAATGAAGATTGTACTTCAGCTAGAGTTATCAAAGCCTGGAGAGGTGATAAGCAAGACACATCAAACACTATGATATTACAGAAGTATCTAGATTTAACAGCTAATATTGAAATTGCAGGTCTTGTATACGATAAGGCTTGTAGAGATATATTTATCCTTGGTCAACAGATGGGATTACCAATGATTCCAGCTAACAAGGCTAGGGATGAAGGATTTGGTGTTCTTAACTCTTTGTTTAAACACGATATGCTAAAGATATTCTTTAGCTCATCTATAGACGAAACACACAAGCTCAAATCAGAGCTACTATCATACTCTGGAAGTCAAAGTAAAACTAAGACATCTACACCAGATAACTTAATAGACCCATTAAGATACCTATGTATGCAGATTCCTTGGAATTTTGACAAAGTTATCCATTACAATATCCAAAAAGAGCCAATAATAAAGCAAGAATTTGCTTCTCAAAGAGATGAATTTATCCAACGTCAGCAAGAAGGTCTTTTCTCTAGAACTGTGAAAGATCAAGAAGATGACGGACATGAGTTTCTAATATCTTCAGAAATAGATGAATTTAATGACTATTTAGATGATTATTAAAATAGAATAAATTTATTTAAAAAAATACTTGACAAATTATAATCTTATATGCTATAATGCAAGGTAATGTTGTTAGTTGTTTCTGTTAGATAAAACTAAGGAGCGAAATGTCAGAGAAATCAAATAGTTCTGAACTTAATATCTTAGAAATCATTAATGCGGTTAAAGATAGCAAGTTTGGATATTTCAAAATCAAAACAGATAGCATTGAAATAGAGCTTAAAGAAGCCAAAGAAAAAGAAGTAAATTCATATACTCCTGGTATCTATAATCAACCTACAGTTAAATCAAAAGAATTAGAAGATGATGATTCTATGTCTCTATCTAACAGGATAAAGAATCTAGATGAATCACTTCTATATGAACTTGATTATGACCCTGATCTAAAATGTGATCTATTAGAGAATAATATAATTACAATAGCCAGTAATGGCGAATACAAGTATGTAGAGGAACCTTATGCCCAAGAATCTTGATCATACAATTCTAGATTCAATGTATCGCAATGCCGATTCACTGGATAACAGACACTTCCAAAAACTAATGTCCTATGAGAGACTTATACAAGGTGATCACTTTTATCAGTCTATGCAGAAGCAAATTAGAACATCTAGAACATGGGAAGGTTCATCACCTAAAGCTAGATTAAGACTTGTTCAAAACCATTTAGCCAGATGGCACAACTATTGGATGAATGGTATAATTAATCAGGCTTCAGATGTTGAGCCTATGCCAAAGAATGACAACGAGTTGAAGGACAGGAAAGCTGCTGAGTTAAATAAGTCAGTTAAATCACATATAGCTGAAGAGACAGACTTCTTTAGCGTTAGAGATAGACTTGTAGGAGATTATCTAAAAGGTGAATGTGCTGTAAGAATAGGATTTAATCCTGATCAAGGTTCTCTAGTTCCAGGTGAAATAGAACAGGCTATGGACGAAAATGGCCAACCTGCTATGGAACCTTATGTAGACCCAACAACAGGTCAACCAATTATAGACCCAATGACAGGCCAACCTCAAATGCGCCCTGTATTTATCCAACCATTAATGCCATCAGGAATTATGACTATAGAAGCAGTAGAAATGGAAAACCTTCTACGTGACCCTATGGCTAGAAGTTGGAATGAGGCTAGATGGGTATGTCATAGAAAGACTAGAGATAAAAAGGACATCATTAAGTTAGCTAAACAACTTGTAGACAATCCTGAAGCTCTACAAGAAATGGTCAATAAACTCTCAGAAGAAGATGAAACTCTAAGTGCTTATAAAGGCACAGATAATAACTACATGATAGAAGAATCAGATAAGAAGGTATCTGTAAGAGAGTTCTTTTGGAGACCATCTATAGAATATCCTAATGGTTATTATGTAATGTGTACTTCAAGCTTCACTATCATGGAATCTGAATTGCCAGCAGGTGAGTTTCCTTTTGAATTTGAGAACTTCGATAATGTTCAAGGAACACCTAGAGGTGCTTCAAGACTTAAACAGTTAGCTCCTATACAGTTAGAAATAAACAGGTGTGTATCTAAGATAGCTGAACATCAGATTACAGTTGGTGACGACAAGTTAGTTACACAGGCTGGCTCTAAGATCGCTGAAGTTAATAAATACGATGGTATTAGAATCTTTAAGGTTACAGGTGGTTTTGCTCCTCAATTCCTTCAGGGACGTTCTGGCGACCAATATGTAGACTTCTGGCTAAACAATGTCTCTATGTTAGAGAAGATTGGTGAGATGTCTGAAATCTCTGAAGATAAGATGGTTGGAATGGAACCATATGCTATATTCTTCCTTTCTTCTAAACAGAAGATGAAGTTCGCTAGACACGCTTCTAAGTTCGAGAGATTCCTTGTAAGACTTTGGAAAAAGGTTCTAAGGATTCACAAATATCACGTTCATCCCAATGCTGTAATAGAAATGGTTGGCTCTCCTGAGAAAGTAAACATTGACGAGTATAAGTCAACAACAGATATAGATTTCCAAATAAAACTAAAACCAAGAACTGAAGACCCTGATTCTTTGATTGCTCAACAACACAGTTTAGAAACCCTCCTACAGTATGCAGGTGGTAATCTAAATGAGGCAGATATTGGTATGATAGCCAAATACAGTCCTTTTATCCAAAAGACAGACATGGTATTAGATTCCACCTTGAAGGCTGATAGGGCTACAAATATGATCTTAAAACTAGATAAAGGTGCTAACATGCCCATATCTATGTCAGATGACCCTGACTATATGTTGAGAAGATTATCATCTAGAATGTCTATGGCTGATTTTGACGATATTACTTTTAGACAGCAAGATGGTCAGGTAGTACCTACTGATATTATTCATC